CCATGAGGCACCCTCTCGTGGTTTCCCTGCCTCTGACATCTCCCAGGATGTCGGGGTGTTTTGGAACACTGATGACGCCGTTGGTAACCATCGGTCCAATCAGTGTCCTCCCCAGTGCATCCAGTGGGTGGATGTCGGGATGGTCAGGGGCCTCGTCGAACTCATGCTTCAGCACCTTCCACATCCCTTTCCAGACTGCTAGAGCAGCTGAGTGAGGAATGTAGTCGGATGCGGCGCTGAGGTCGGCCGATAAGAACTCGAACCCGTGTTTGCGGTTAGAGGTGTTATTGGTCGCGTATTTGTGGCAACCGTGGAGGAGGGGTTCCGGCACCCCTTCGTTCCCGGTCAACGAGTAGCTTGCAGGTCGCGCAAATTTTAGGAGTTTCAGCAACGCCTGGTTTATCAACTGTCCACCCACTACGTGAGGGGCGGAAGAGATGGTGGCCATGCGCAGCTTCTGTCCCCGCTCAGGCAGGAGGAGTGGTCTCATTTCTGGGACCTTTCCAATAGCCAGAGCGATCTCGCGCATTGCGCACTGGGACATTAGCTGTTTTGCTAGAAGCGTGTGTACGGTCAAGTTACCGTCAGCCTCTTCGGGTTTCGGAAGCGTGTACTCGTCTTCCTTGGCTTCCCACTCTGTGGGTCCATGGTAGTCGGGTAACGCTTCTCGTACCCCGTCGAGAGAGAGCTTCCCGCCGTGATGGGCGAGGGCTTGCTCACGATAATAGCCGTACACACCTCCGTTTTTGCGCGGGTTTTCAAGGCAGCCGCTCGTGTTGAACTTGAATCCTGTAGTCAGGAGTTGAGTTCCCGAGTGTTTCTTGTATTTGCGGGAGAGTTCTGTGAAGAGCCCACGTGTGTACTCTTCCAACTCCCACAGCACCTGCGGACTGACTTCGGGGACATTGTCGTCCCAGAGTCGAGCTTTCCATGCACCGTACTCTTCAGCTTGACCATCTTTCTCAGAAGGTGGTGGCGGAATTGCACGGCCCATGCTGGCAAGTGTCCACAGGTTTGCTCGTGTCAGCTGTGTTCGAAGCTGGCCACGAAGAAAGGAAAAGAAGTTCGGGACATCCTTGTTCTTCTGTTGCCTGTCGGTAGCTCCGACAGCCCTTGCCTGTACCTGGGCAGTCCATTCCTTGATGGCAATGCCCACACGTGCCGGACCCTGTTTCATTCCGGTCATGTACACCCACTCACCAAGTAGAATGAGTCCTAGTGCGCTAGCACGAGAGTGCTTATTGCCTAGTTCGAACTCTACTGTGGGGAAGGCCAGGTATAGGGCGGAAACTATGACCTGCCATTGCGAATCGAGATGGTCATAAGACTTTGACCCGCGTGTAACGCGCGCTATCGTCTTCTCCCTTTTGGAATTCTGTTGTTCCAAGGTGAGCAACAGGCTTTTTGATATTCCATCGCCTGTAGGGTACTTTCCCCTACGCGCGGAGGCT